CTATATTTTTATTTTTTAAAATTAAGACAAAGGTTTCCCAATATTTATTGAAAAATGTTTTTGATCTTTTATCAAGTGTTTCTTGGTTATATGAGTTATGTTCGACGTTATATTTAGTTATCATTGTTTGTTTTTGTTTGATTTTAATCTGTTCATTTTTTGATACGTTATCTACTCCATATTTAGTTAAACATGTTGCCTTTGTTTTATTTGAACGTTTTTCATAAAATTCAGTTTTATTTTCTTTCAGATTTTTTAATGTCACAACTTCTAGAACATGCTGGTGAATATCCATTTGAAAAATTTATGTATTTTGTTTCGTTTCCACAAATGCAAATACCTTCTCCAGTTTTTTTAAAATAAGAATCATAATATTTTTTTGTAGAATATTCAGGATGTTTTGCTACTATGTGCGTAACCAATGATTTTGTATTTTTACATTCATGATTACAAATTTCACACATCATATAATTCCCCATTTCTATTATTTAAAAAGAGTGATCTTTTACAATCACTCTATTAATAAAATTTATTAAACTTCAGTTTTAGTTTCTTTAGGTTTTTGTTTTGTTTTTGGTTTTTCATCAACGATTTCAACCGTTTCAGTTGTAATTTCTTTACAGTTTACATCTTGAATAATTTCACCAGCTTCATTCATTACAACTATACCTTCAACCGGTTCACCATTTTGTAATTTAATATAATCTTCCACTGATAAGATCATTTGTCCTAATATTACATGAGTGGCAACTCCACGTTCGATTAGTTTATCGAATGTGAGCCAGAATTCTTTACCAAGTTTGTATTCAATAAATTCTTCTTCAGTCATATATCCCGGTTCAACTATTTCACGATGGAAAAGATTATTGAATCTATCCTCATAGTGAATTATTGTATCAGATAGATTAGTACCTGTGCCCCAAGCACCTGCTTTATATGTATGAAACATCAATGAACAGTCTTCATAAACGATACGATTATGACCAGCAACGAACAGCATTGCACCAGCAGAGTATGCATTAGGGTCTACTATTGTTGTTAGTTTACCACCAAAAGCCGAGACAAGATGTTGTCTAATTTTGATATATTCCTCAATTGATCCACCATCAGATGAGATATGGCATGAACATATGTCATCTTCTTCAGCTATATCAATTTCATAAAGTAAATTATTGAGTGCAGTAACATCGCTTTCAAAATGCATGAAATCCCCAATATGCAAAGTAAATTTTTTGAATTCTATTTCAGGTGTTGCTAAAGTTAGTCCACCTTCAAAGGCATCCGCTTCAAATTTGTTAATTTGATCTTCAGAAATAATATCCTTAAGTTTATCTAGAGGAATAGTTATTGATTCTGATTTTGTTTTGTCTTTTTCAATAAAAAGTGAATGATATTTTGATGAAACATGTTTGAATTGTTTTTCTTTATCTTGACCACCAAGGGTGAAGGGTAATGAACTAAAATCAACAAGTTCTTCTTCACCATTTTTTACTTTTCGACCATTCATAGTAATTTTTTTAATTAGTTTGTTCATTTAATACCTCTTTCTATATATAGTAATTTATCAGTCTCTAATATCTCTCTTGGTTTAACTTCAATTATTTTACTATTTCGTTTAACCATAATACAATGATCTTCAGTAACCCTAACAATATTCCCATTAACCTCAATTTCAAAAAGTTCTTTTTCAACTTCATGTTTCATTACATAAGTGATCTCCTTAGTTTCAATTTCTCCAGTTTCTGTATTTATTGATTGTGTTGAAAATCCTTGTAGATTTCCATACATATTATTACCAATATTCCACTTACTATCTGATAATTCAAATAGATCTTCGATTTTGATATCTTTATTATTTACATTAATTAATGTATCTCCAGTGACTGAGTCAGTTTCGATAATTTTCACAATTGGATTTGTGACACCGTTTTTGGGATTAATTTCCTTCCAATATTTTGGATTTTTCCAAAATTCATTTCTAAAGAAATTGTCAAAATTATTGGCAAGATATCTAATTAGATGTTGTCCTGATAGCGTGATATTTCGTGCATTATTCAATTCATATAAATGGAAAAATCTATTTCCCATTGCACCGAATAACGCATTAATGTCGATTTTATTAATATGCTGAGTTGAATCAAAATATGAACTTTCTTTTCCAGACTCTTTAACATATTGAACTTTATCTGACCAAGAAACGTCTTTTCCAACAGCAATACCTTTTGATACGGCAAGACATTCTTTATTGAATAACCTATCATTGAAGATTTTTTCAACAATGATACTTGCTACCGCTTTCTTATCATTCTTATACCAAACTCCACCAAATCTCTGGATACCTTCCGCAGTATCCCAGTCATTATATTCTGATAATGGAGTTTTAATATAGTTTTTTCCTGGACGTTTTTCAACAGTAATTCTAGGATTTTTTACAATAATTGGTTGACTCATAGTTATCTCCTTTTCATTCTATATCAATATAACCAATTATGGAGACAATTTACAAAAACAATTGTAATTAAAAAGAAAAAGGTGAACTTTTAAATTCACCTTTTAATAATACTAAAATATAATATTTTTAATAACTAGATCGTCTTTTAGGATTTCTTTTAAGTTTTCCTGCAGCCACCACTTCATTAATATAGTTTTCAATTAATTGAGTTTTTTCTGAATTCTTCCATGGTTCATTGTCATTATTAGATTTAACTTCATCACCAATTTGATTAATCAATTGTCTAAATTCAGAATTAGGATCTTTAGGACCACCAAATGAGCTTCTTCCTTTTGATCCTTCAACTGCAGATCCATTAGAATAAATCTTTTTCATATTGTCACTGACATAATACTTCATAATTAAATGACGATCATAACTATCATTATCTTTATTCCAAGCAGAATATAAAATACGTTTTGCCATTTCATCTTTATCTATTTTTGATCCTAGTTTTACAATTTGATCCATTAATATATCAAAATCAATATAATTAGAAATTGTTTTGAATAAATCCTCAGCATCATATTTTGATAATGTAGAAAGAGTATCCTTTTCAATTTGATCGTTTTCATAAAGTTCTTTAACAATTCCTTTTGTTAATACATCAAATGGATTAATTCCTAATCCTCGTGCAAATTGCCACGCGAATTGCGATCTTCCAGAACCAAGAAATGGTCTAATATATTTAAGCCAAGTTTCAGTATAGTCTTTGATATTAAATACTGTCTTTAATCGTTTTTGCATTACATTAATATCATCAGTTGGACTAACAGGTCCTGTTTCTTTCGCTTCTTCAATAACTTCGCGAATGATTTGTTTTAATTCTGATCTTTTCATTTAATTTCTCCTTTTAAATTCTATTAACTGAGGTTACACTAATTGGATTTGTTTCTGAAAACAACATTGAATATGGTCCACTAGATACTGTTCCAATATACTTAGTAGTAAATGCAGATGTTCTATTCATCATTGAAATATTTTCTTTAGGTTGTTTTTCAACAGGAAGTGGTTCCAAATCAACATATGTATGATATATATCATACACATCCAAATCTGAGCTATACTTATTAAAGAATTGTCTAATCGCTGATTCCTCAGCTTCATTTCCTCTAAACTTATTAATTTGATCTTTTATAGATTCTCTTTTATTTTCTGCTATTGTTTCAGCAATAACAGGATCTTTAGAAAGACTTCCCGCAAATTTAGGGTTATATTTTGATATATCTTTAATTGCATCAGGACCAAATGCGTCAATTTTAAATTGTTTCATTGCCGCGACACTCGGTTTATCGCCAGGCATTGATTTTGAGAAAAATCTTTTCATAATACGAGCAAGACGATTAGGATTTTCATCAAACATTTTTGATTCCCATGAAGTACCTGCAAATAAATTCATCCACATCATTTCTGCAAGATTTCCTTCAAAATCAGGAATTATATTTGAAATAGCAGATGATAAATTAGAAACTAAACCCGGTTTATATTCTTTTACTTTAGGTTCAGTAATTATTCTACCTCTACGATCATATTTACCAGCATCATCTTTCTGGCCATAATCGTTATATCGAACAGCTTCTTCAATAACTTCGCGAATGATTTGTTTTAATTCAGATCTTTTCATTTTTATTGTTTCTCCTTTTTAAATAGTTCATTTATTAATTCTATTTATATTTTCTTTAAAATAATACAATTCATTAAGAAAATAAATACTATTATACTGAACATGTATTTTTTCTTTTATTGTTTCAGTGATTGATACATATTCATTATTTAACACTTGGAGGTTAACTTGAGAGGAAAAACAGGATACTTTTATCCGCAAACGACCAAGAGAATGTTAGTAGCAGTACTAAATATAATGTCCGGAATTGTTGTATATAAGTATGACAAGAATGGGCAAATAATTGGTGATGTCCCTGTGGAGATTTTATCAGGTCCTGCTCAAGTTAAGCATCGTGGTAGAACTAATGAAGATCAGATGGAGTATTTCCCAAAGTTCCCAAGGATTGAAGTACATTATGAAGGAATGAATTTTGATGAAGATCGTTTAGTATCTCCAGAGACCAAACGGTTTTGGAATGCTGAAAATGTTAATGTGAATATAAAAGATCATGAAGATTTTGTTCTGTTAGATCTTAATGGATTATTTGCAGATTTTAGTCCTATTCCTTATAATTATGTTTTTAGTATAAATATATTTGCAGAATACATTGATCATATTTCACAAATTATTGAGAATATCTTTCCATATTTTACTCCTGCTAATACAACATTGAGAGTAAAAGAGTTTGATTTTTTAAATATTCAGAGAGACATTAAAATTACATTAGGTAATCCGGCAATACAATTTGATAGTCAGGATATTGTTGCAGGAGATCGCCGGCAAGTATCATGTAATTTTTCACTGACACTTGATGGATATATGTATAGAAAAGTGGAAGCATCTAAAATTATTAATTCTTCAATTTGTAAAATATTTGTTGATCCTTCACCAGCATCTAATGTAATGTATACTAACAATGTGATTTATCAATATCCTGCACTTTTTACAGATTATGTTGAAATATCTCCAGAAATAAAAGTTGAATATGATATTACAATAATACCTAATACAGAATCAATTGAAATAAAAATTGGAAGCGTTGATGAGTTTAATGTATTTACTGAAATTAAATCAATTGCTGTAGATTCAACTGATATAGTATTCTATAATAGAAATTCTAATGGTGATCCTTTAGAATATAATTCTTTTAAGATATTACCATGGGATATTTCAACAAATGATGTATTGCCGTATAATTCAAAAATTGAAATAATTATTCCAGAAGGATTTATAAAAACGGTTGATGATAAACCAATTAAAGGTTTTGGTGCAATTGGTGATAGATCAAATTATAATAACATTCAAACCTGGATGTTTGAAACAGAAAAAGAGGTAGTATAATGGCAAATAAATATGATAATTTAGCCTCTGCATTTGGTAGCAGTTTTGAACCAGATGAGAACGAATTTGCAGTAAGTGTTAGAAGTGTTGATGATATTGCCGAAACATTAAAATCAAAACAAGATTTGATTTTACGTGATGAAAAACAGTCAATTATTGAAGATCAGGAGTATATTCAACAAGAGTTACGAATTGGTGTTGAAATATTGAATGATGTGACAGAGACTTTGAGAGCAGGAATAAATCAAGGAAGTAAAGCAAGTAGTTTTGATGCATTTGCGAATCTCATGAAAGAGCGTAGAGAACATATAAAAGAGTTGAAAGATACTAATCTACAAATACTTAATTTGAAAAATACAGGTAATAGTACTGGAGCTAGTGAAATGATTCCTGGAAACTTTACACAAAATAATTTAGTAATGACAGGAACCGATGCATTAGATATGATAAGAAAAATTATGAATGATAATGTATCTGAAGTTACAGAATATGAGGAGGACTAGATGTCAAGTTTATCAAATCCATCAGGAGCAATCGATAGTAAAGTTAGACAGGCGATTACATCATTAAATACAAAGAAGATGGGTGGTGACACTTCAGATGAAATGGATACAGTGCAACAAAAAAATATTTTTAATAAAACTCATATTATGAATATTGGTTCGTCCTCAATGGATCCACAGAGAGACTGGATGTTTATGCTTTATATCAGAGATATTCGTGGAAGTTATTGGACTGATGTAGGAGCCTCTGCGGCAAATGCATTTGATTCTTTAACAAAAAACAATGCTGGAATGGCAAGTGGATCTGTAAAATCAGCAATGTATCAACAACAGCAAAACATGATACAATCTACATACACTGATTCAACAGGAACTTCTCCACAACAAGAATTGATATATAGATGTGATAGTGTTACATTGCCTAGTAGAAGTGTTGAAAAAGCAGAAGGTAGATTTATGGGTGCAAAAGCAAATTATCCCACTAATATTAATTATGAGGGAAATTTAAGTGTTGTGTTTGAAGAAGGCGAAGACCAGTTTATTCTTAGACAATTTAATTCTTGGATGAATAAAATTGATGAATGGGCAATTACTTCATATGATAGTACTGAGCCATCAACAGAAGGGACATCAAAGCGAATGTCAAAAAATTCGTCTTCAGAATATGTAGGCGCCCCTGAAATTTGGAATTCTTCACTTGCACATAACTTAAAAACTGATATTGAATTATTTATGTTTAAATACTCAGGTGAGGATGTTGGATATAAGATTAAATTTTATGGATGTTACCCATCAACAATTGGTAATTCTAACTGGGCATACTCAAGTGCTGCTACCGTTAAATATACTGTTAGTTTTGAATTTGATTATTTTAAAGTTGAATATATAAAATCAGCATTAAATCCAAGTATATCTTCAGGTAATACAACAAGTTCAACTGCTAATGTGAATACACTTGCACCCGCATCATTAGCTGGTAATATGTTACAACAAACTACGAATTCAAGTTATTTGGAAATTTCAAAAGAAATTATAGATAAATCATATGGTCTTATTAATAGTGGTAATATATCAATCGGACCATTAAAGGATATAATTGAATCACCAACTAAAGATAAATTAATACAAGCAGGAAATTTAGCATCAAGTTTAAATGAAAAATTACAAATTGTTCCTAAAGATGCTGTAAAATCAATAACTGATGGAATAAATACTGTTGGGGATATAATTGAATCACCATCTAAGCCAATAAATTTATTAAAAGATATAAAATCAATAATTCCTGAAATTCCTAAAAGTACTAATGCTATTTTTACGCAAATGTCAAAAGATAAGGTGAATGCTTCAAAATCATTAGTATCAAATTTGCTTTCTAAGATTAATACAAAAAAATAACAAACATAAATAGAGTATAACCTAAAAACCGAAAGACAAATAAAGGTAAAAATATGTTAGATATATTAAAATCAAAAATATCAGGAATGTCTCCATCAGTTCCATCGTCTAATAGATTACCAGACCCTGTAGTTGCGTCTTCAGTAACTCCACCAACCGATAATAAATCAGTCATAAATGTAGATGGTACAAATCGAATTGGTGGAATAGGGATGGAAGAACTTAAAAATTCGATGGCATCAAGAAGAGTTGCTGCTGGAGTATCATATAAAGAAAAGGATCATAAATGGATTAAAAGTTTTTATGATCAAAAAACAGTGTTACCAAATAATTTATTTTATGCTGCATTTCAAATTGCAAAATTATCTGCAGGTAATCCTGAAAATGAATCATCAACTCAAACATCTCCATTTGTTTCACCTTGGTATTCTAAGGTAGAGACATCAGCAATGATACAACCTTGGCATATTAAATCAGTCCAATTTAAAATATTACCAACACCTATTGAAGAGGAGCGTGTTTTATATATTCCTTTTCCAACTATTGATGTTAATAAAATTGATTATTCATTTACAGTAACATTTGAGGAAGATACAATAGGAACAATTTTTAATTTTATTCAATGGTGTTATCATCGAGTTGTTGATATGGGATTTTATCATTATACTAACAATAATAGAATTGGTAATTTTAGTATTTTAGTTTTTAATGCTGCTTTTGATGAAATTCAACAATTTGATTTTAAAGATGTATTTTTGAAAGATGCTGGTGATTTAAGTTTAAATTATGAATCAGGAACACCAAGAAATTATACTTGTACATTTGGTGCAAGAACACGAGTTGTTCAAACAATAAGTTTAGATACCGCAATTGCTATTATGGGAATACCAATATTAAGTTCTGGTAATGATTCAATAATACCTGAGGTTAGTGAAGTTGATTCATCAACTTTTGCCGGATCGAATGATGGCAAATTAAAAAGTGCTATTAAAGATAAGTTAACAAATATTAATAATGGCCCCTCAAAATTAAAATCGAAGTCTTAATCTTTTATTTTAATTTATAAACTAAAATAAAATAACAAATACAACAAAAAATAAATATATTAATTATATAAACATACACATTATTGTGTAATTAAATACAGAAATTGAAAGAGGGTTTTATGAAAGTCAAGAATAATACTAGAATGAATTTGCCAATTATTGAACTTGGACGAACTCTTCGTCCAAATGAAGTTTGTGATATGCCATTTGAAATTGCATATAAATATAGAAAATATCTATATCCACTAGACGCTACCCCAACAACTCAAAAACCAGCAGTACCAACGATTAATGTTAATACATATAAAGAGGACGCCAAAAATAATTTAACTAAAGAAGTTGATATTTTAAGTTCATCTAAAAAAACAGTAATTAGTTCATTGGATGATTTAAAAATGTTGGCTGAGACTGAAGGAGTTAAACTAGATCCAAAAACTAATGATATTACAACAATTAATGAAGAACTTAAAGATTCGCGTGATGAAGAAGTAAAAGATTTACTTGAATCAAATGGTCTTGCAGTAGAAGACACTGTTGCAACAGAAGAACTTGTTGATGTAGAATCTGAAATTGATTCACAATTAGGAGAAGACGCTTTTGATACTTTTTATGGAGTTGATAGATATACATCAGAACAGATTGAATATGTAAAAGCACATAAAGCCAGAAGTAATAAACGTTTAGCATCTGAACTAAATATTACTGAAGAATCAGTTGCTGAAATAAGAACTCTTGTAAAATAAAGGAAATAAAAATGAAAAGATCAGAATTAAAACAAATTATCAGAGAAGTTATTGAAGAAAGTAAATCAACCAAAAAAGGATTGATTTTAGAATCTAAAGATAATTCACAATACATAGTTACTATGAGATATACTCCTGTTGATGAAGGAAATTTAAACAATACCTTTACCACATTTATGGGAAAAGAATTAGATGGAGATTTGATTGAACAGTATCAGGATGAACCTTTTGCATATGTTCAGGAATTGTTACTTGCACTTGAAGTTGCTAATGAGATTGGTGACTATGATAGTGAAGTTGAATTTAATCCTTATAGAATTGAAATTGAATTAACAAATCAAAATGATGTTGATAATGTTTTAAAATATTTTGATTTAGATGGAATTGAATATAATGATGGTGATATCCAAGGAAAAACAGCATTGCCTGAACCTACAAATTTGGAAGAATTATTAACCACAATTGGTATTGCTTTTTATGATGCAGATGAGACAAAAATAAAAATTGGTGGAAATTCTGCCAGTATAACTACAGACCAACAATATCAGTTATATAAAGTTAAACCTACTTCAAGTGATTTAAGATCTGGCGAGGTATTTGTAATATCACCAAGATATTTAGAACTTCTTAAAAAGTTTAAGTAATTCTAAATTAGTTTAAATAAAAAGGAATAGATTTAAATCTATTCCTTTTATTTTATGCTCTTTTGAAGAATGGTCATATGTTAAAATTATAAATAGTTTAAGAAGATAGGTTTAGCGGCCGAAAAGAATTGCAACCTACAATTCATTCTTCTTTTACATTTATAGGTCTGACTGAGGAGTTAATTATGAATATACAACCATTTAAAGGCCATGATGGTAGATATCACTATGTGTACAAAGTCACAAATACTATTAATAACAAAATTTACATTGGAAAACATACTACTAAAATTCTAAGCGATAATTATATGGGTAGTGGAAAGCGGCTTCATATTGCCAAACGGAAATACGGCAAGGAAAACTTTACAAAAGAATACTTGTCTTTCCATAATAATGAACAAGAAGCTTATGATGCTGAAGAACTACTAGTAACACCAGATTTTATAAAAGAAGACAATGCATATAATATCGTTATTGGAGGCGGAACTGTTAGAGGACTAATACATAATGAAGAAACTAAGGAACGTATTAAACAATCTTGTAAGAAAATTGTAAAAACTCCAGAATGGATATCAAAAATCAATGCAGCAAATACTGGCAGACCGTTATCAGAAGAACATAAAAAATCAATAAGTAATACTCTAAAAGGCAATAAAGATTCTGATGAAGTTCGTAAAAAGAAAAGTGAATCTAATAAAGGTAAACCAAAATCAGAATCACATATAGAGAATATTAGAAAGGCTTTATTTAGTAGACCTAAAATAAAATGTGAATATTGTGACCGAGAACTTCGTATTGTAAATTATAATAAGTGGCATGGAAATAAATGCAAGAAAAAACTTTAATGTGATGTAAAAAAAAGAAGGAACAATTGTTCCTTCTTTTTAATTAAAATAAAATTAATATTACTATCCTTTACGAAAAAACGGTCTCCAAGTTTCTGTTTTAATTGCTTCTAAAGCTGCGGTATATTTTTCTTTATAATTATTCAAAATACCGTCGCCATTTATTGTTCCACCACCAGCCATACTTGTAGTATATTTAGTTAGAATTTCACCCCATTTTATACCACACATAGCAATAACTAAATTACGATAAAGAATATTATTGTAAAGATACATTGCATCTTCTCGTTTATAATAAAGAACCAATGCTGTGGTATCTGCAGTAGGAGTTGGGGAAATTCTTAGAATCCCTGCATCAGCCCTCCATACAGCCATTAATCGTTGACCAAATAATCTATCAATCAATGCTAAGTTTTGTCTCATTTGAGTATATGTTGAAAGTGGCATAAATGGATCCTTATTAGAGTTATATCCTAAAATATTTCCCTGCATTCCTCCACCTGCTTCACCAGTAACATTACCAGAATTTCCACCACCTGCAAATCCATATCCAATATTTTGTTGGCCTGTATTCATAAGTCCCATACCAGCAGCACCACCACCTGCATAGAACCATCCATGAGATGCAGTAAATAAATTATTAATACCACCAGTCATGGTATTGCTTTGTAATACTGAAATAACTGATTCAATATTGATTACAGAGTCTTCCCATGCAGTTGAATTAATTACATTAATTTTATTCACATTTGGTATACCATTTGCATTTATTGCATATGCAGTTTCATTTCCAATTGATCTTAAGTTATAATCATTTTGACCTTTTCTTAATTGCATAACACCATACTCATAAATACTACCTTCACCGGCAGTATATCTATGGAACATATCAATTGCATCATCAATAAGAACATCATAGTGTGAATCATGTAGTTCAACCCTATTGAATGGTTCTCCAAGTTCAATCTTAATGTACGTTTTTAAATCTTCTTTACTTATAATCTTCATGAAGTTCTCCTTTATTAAAACTGTTGTTTTAACTATTTATTTTTCATTAATAAATAAATAGAAATAGACAAGGGTTAAAAATCCATATTAACATTTTATAGGAGAACAAATATGATAAGAAAGTCAAACGCTAAGAATCTAATTACAGAGTCAAAGTATAGTATTAAAATTGAAGATTATTCAGCAAGTCGTTTCCCTTTTTGTATTTATGAAGAAGATGAATACTTAGTATCGTTTCCAACAAAACGTGAAGCACAACAAAAACTTTTTCTTTTGAATGAACTTTATCAGGAAGCTATTGGTTATAGTGTTAAATCTCGTGAAGGTGTTAAATCACCATCTCGTGTAGATTTTGAAGAAGATGATTATATTGAAGAAGATGAAGAAGTTGATTTAGAATTAACTGATGATGAAGAAGTACCTGCTGAAGAAGCACCTGCTGAAGAAGCACCTGTTGAAGAGCCTGCTGAAGAAGAGCCTGCAGAAGTTGATGAAGATCCGGATAGCGAAGCGGCTGCATTAGAGAAAGAAGCATTGAAAGATGCGATTAATCTTGCAGAAGGATTTTTCCATGCAGCGAAAGTTAGCGAAGACGGAGCAGTAAAGAAAGTATTCCCAGAATTTATCAATGAAAATCTCAAAGCTGATGCAGAAGGAGCAAAAGCAATGAAAGAATGGGCAGATGGAGTTTCTGCTGATCCAACAAAGAAAGCAACATTGGGTTTAGCTTTAGGATTATCAGTTGAAGATGGAGTTGTTGGAGGAAAAGGATTGAATACATGGCTTAAAGAAGTTTCAGAAAAATCTGAAGCAATTTTAGAAGTATTAATGTTGAAGATTGATGAATATCTTGCATTAAAACCTGAAGGTGAAACTGAAGAAGCGCCGGCAGACGGTGAAGCTCCAGCTGAAGGTGGAGAAGGTGAAGAAGAGTTGCCGGAAGATGATTTATTTGGTGGTGATGCTGAAGAACCTGAAACAGAAGCACCTGAAGAACCTGCGGCAGAAGAAACAGAAGATCTATTTGCCTAAAATATAAAATAGTAAAAAGTAAAAGGAATGGTATTAAATACCATTCCTTTTTTTATCCCATACCGAAAGTTTCTTCCAATGATTGCATTCCACTAGCTTCCTGATTTCGTTTTTCAATTTCTTTTTGTGTTCTTTCGAACATCCAATAAAATTCATAATAGTCTTCACCATTATATGAAAATGGATCTGTTTTGAAAAACAACGCTAGGTTAAATGTTAGTTCATTTAGGTCCTTAAGCGGTATACTCGGGAAGAAAGAACTCGGGTGAAAACATCACTGGAACGTTAACACGACCGCCACATTCTGAACAAATACATTCTACTGTTGGATCAAGACCAATATCAAATCTTGTAGAAATTTCTCTAAGGATAATTACATATCCAGTAGGACCAGCTAATTCTGACACATAAAGATATTTCTCAATATCATTTAATTCTTCATTATTTATACTAACAACCAAATGTGATAATGCAACTACATCTGTGTCTACTTCTGTTCCTTTCATTTCAGGATCTTTTTCAAATGCAAATTTTATTTGTTCAGTTGCAACTTTAATTTCCTGTTCATCAACAATTTCTGGGAATCTCCATTGAACAGTATCTCCACTAGGGAGATTAATAATTTGATCACTCATCTTAAAGTCTTCTGGTAAATACTTCATATTCAAATCATTTGGTGTAAATGACATTTTATTTAATGTTCCGCATACTTTTTCAGCTTTTCCTTCACCAACTTTATTATTACATGAATAATTAATTTTATATGCAGGATCAGGGAATGTATTCATACGAACATAAAAAATGATTGCGATTCTATCAGCCGTTTTTAATTTTTTCCAACTAATACCTTTTACCACATGTTCCATGATATCATTGATTACTCCATCAGCACTATCTTCATCAATATAAGCAAGACGTTTTACTTCCACAACTTTAAAGTTACGAAGGAATATTTTTGCTCCATTATAGAATCTTCCACGAGTTGGTAGGTCCCCAGAGTTAATTAAGTAATAATTTGAACCATAAGTATTAACGTTAGCCGCCTCAGTAACAATCGTAGCAGCTTCAACTTCTTTTTCAAATGATTCAATTATGGCAGGTAAGGGTGTAATTAGTTCTGGTTCAGTAACATATTCTTCTTTTGCGTTTTCAAATGTTATATTTCCAAATCTTTGTTTGATAGCATCTTGAGATGCTTTATTTATAGTGACATCCCGTTCTTCAGGGCTCTTTCTGCTGGCCATAAATAGGTCTCCTTTAATTAAATGTTCAATAGTCTAAAATACTCACAAAATTATTTATTATCTGATCTTATCATAAATATAAATAATTTTTTAAGAAACTAAAAGGAGATTTTAATGGCAACAACTACAGGTGAACAAAAAGAACAGATGAATGTTAATTGCAATATTGATCTATATATTGAAGAAGATAAAGTTGACCCAAAAAATATAAATCGTTTAGTTATTCGT